TTAGAATTGGAAGAACGCAAAGCTGACGACCGCAAAGAAACAGATGAAGACAGAATTGATCAACAAAATAACGCGTTGTCTTTACGTTCGGCTATTGCAGTTGAGAAACTAGAAAAAGATACGGCTAATAAAATGATGGACAAAGCCGAAAAAATAACTGCTAACATGGAAAAAACTGTGTCAGCGGCTACGAAACCTTTTAATAGAGGTGGCAGGTAATGCCCGGCCACAACACCGGTCCCGGAAGTAATCCCGGCGGAAGTAATCCCGGCGGAAGTAATCCCGGCGGAATCGGAAGCGGAAATCCCGGCGGAGGCGACGGACCCGGCGGCTCTATCATTAATCCACCTTACGTTCCACCACCGCCACCACCACCACCAATACCAATGCAATACTCTTCTCAATATGCAAATTCTCCTACCGAAAATCGTGTTCCGGTAAAAACATCTATTATTGCAGATCAATATGCCCGTATGTTAAACGTGCCTTTCTTTCAAGCTTTTGGCAATGTTGATGCCAACTCCAATAGTATTTTTGATCGTAAAAATTTATTAACAGGTTATTCTAAGTCTCCTTTTGACAGTTACATTGCACAAGCACGACAGGACATAGAAGACAGTAGGAAACAATCTGATGTACAATCTAGAGCCTTGCAACAAAGTTTAGGTACCGAATACAATGCTACCACTGGAGACACTAACGACGTGTTAAAAAAAATGTACCCTACGCCAATAGATTATGGAAGTTCGTTTTCTATACCAGATTTATTGCAGTTTAGAGGACCTGATGTCACTAAAGAAAATATTAAGGACAATACTTTTGGCAATCAAGGTGTCATGGATCGTAATTACAGCACTGTTGATTATGATTTGACAGGGCCACGAGGAGGTTTAAAAGAATTATACGCAGCCATGCTTGCTAAGGGCGGTAGAGTAGGTATGAATGAGGGCGGTGACCCAAGTTCTGAAGATGGCGGAAAAACTAATTATTACATTATGGGTCAACCAGCTACTGAAAAAGAATATAACATGCAAAGTGACTACATGGGCTTAAATCCACAAGGTATGGATTTGTTTAAAGCCTTTAAATTAAAAAACCCAAATGTTAATGAACGAGTTATTTTAGACGCATTAAAGAAACAAGGTTACAATGCTGAAGTTGATATGTATAAGGGCGGTAGAGTCGGTTATGCACCGGGAGGCCAAGTTGCGGCAACTAACCCAAACGCAGCTCTTATGAATTTTTTAAATAATATTGCGAGTAGCAATGAATCTTTTATGTCAAAAGCTAGGTCAGCTAAGTCAGCTAGCGACTATGCTTTAGCACAACGCTATGGTCAATTAGCAGAAACAGAAACTTCTGATCCTATAGACGATATGTTAAAAATGATAATTACTCCAAAAGTTGCGCCAAAAGACGTCAGTTTTGAAGAAAAATATGGAGGGATTAATCCAACTTACACACAACCGTCGTCCTACGGCAATCGTACGCCAGCCAGTCACGGTGGTATGATGATAGTAGATAACGGGGTTGTAAATAATGGAATTGGTAGTATATTAAAAAAATATAATGAAATACGAAAAGAACTATAGAAATTAATGGACGGATTGTGGTTTAGCGACAAGATACTTCGTATCATTCGCGACAAAAAAGAAAAAATTACAGACTTTGTTATGCATGGTAGCACGACCGAGAAAGCTGATTATAATTTTATGGTAGGTCAATTTCGTACCTTAGAAGAACTTGAAAGCGACATTAAAGAAATTTTAGACAAAGGAGAACAAAACGATGAGTGATTTAATATTACCCACGCACGTAGCGAAAGCTCGAAAAAAACAAAAAGTAGCCAAGGAAAAAGAATTAACTGCGGCTGAAATAGAGAAAAAACAAAAAGAAGTAGAAAAATTATACGGAAAACGCGATTCTAAGTACATCGATCCAAACAATATTGATGATACTATTGCTGAAAAACTACCTAAACCTACTGGTTGGCGCGTTTTAATTCTGCCTTATTTAGGTGCAGAAAAAAGTAAAGGTGGCATCATATTAGCTGACGCAACCCGCGAAAGAGAGCAATTGGCTACCGTTTGCGGTTATGTATTAGCCACTGGCCCCGATGCTTATGGTGATACTGTTAAATTTCCTGAAGGCCCTTGGTGTAAACAGGGTGATTGGGTAATCTTTGCTCGTTATGCAGGTTCGAGATTAAAGATTGATGGAGGCGATTTAAGGCTCTTGAATGATGATGAAATACTTGCTATAATACAGGACCCGACAGACATATTACATATGTAGGTCATCTTGCAATAATTAACCATGGAGACAAGAACCATGCCAGAGGCAGAACACATACAAGACGAAAAACTCGTCGACATCGACACCAGCGGTGAATCCGTTGATGTAGAACTAGAAGAATCAAAAGTAAATACCGTAGAAGAAACTGAAGTTGTTACCGAACAGGCTGAGCCTGTAGTCGAGACAACCGCAGACGATCCAGCGCCAACGGACAAAGGTGAACACGAAGCGTATAGTGACAAGGTCAATAAAAGAATTTCTAAACTTGTTGGCAAACTTCGTGAGTCAGAACGTAGAGAAGACGCAGCGTTAAAGTATGCGCAAGGACTACAAGGTAAAGCAAACCAGTTAGAAAAAAACTTAACTGATGTTAATCACCAGTACGTGAATTCAATTGAAACCGCTTCGGTGTCTCAAGTAGAGGAAGCGAAACTAAGAATAAAAAAAGCAATTGAAGAAGGTGATGTAAACGCACAAGCTGATGCACAAAGTATTTTGGCCAGAGCTACTTTAGATTCTGAACGAGCTAAAATTCAAAAAGAACAGCTTGAGTATCAAGCACAACAGTTTCAACAACAACAAGCAACCAGACCGCCGGAGCAAAATTACTACCAAGAACAACCAGCGCCTCCGCCACAACCTGATGCTAAAGCTCAATCTTGGGCGTCAAAAAATGAATGGTTTGGGCAAGATGAGGCTATGACTTACACCGCATTTGCCGTACACCGTAAATTAGTGGAAGAACAAGGTTTTGACCCTAAATCAGACGATTACTATGAAGAAGTAGATCGTAAAATGAGAGAACAATTTCCGCAAAAGTTTGCAATAGAAAAAAGCAAGAAAACTGTTGACCAAACAGTAGCACCTGCGGTAAAGTCTATTTCCAAACAAGGAAAACGCACTGTGAGACTCACACCGTCACAAGTAGCGATAGCTAAAAAACTTGGTGTGCCATTAGAAGAATATGCTAAGTACGTGAAGGAGTAGCAATATGACAAAAGAAACAAGAACCTCACGCTCATCTCAAACTAGAGATAAGACTGCCAAAAGGCAGCCATGGCGACCACCATCTAGATTAGACGCGCCCCAAGCACCTGATGGATTCCAGTATCGTTGGATACGTGCTGAAATCATGGGTCAAGAAGACAAGAAAAACGTTTCTTCTCGTATTCGAGAAGGTTACGAACTTGTTCGACTTGAAGAGCTTGGAGACTTTGATGCCCCTACTATTGAAGAGGGTAAGCAAGCAGGAGTTGTCGCAGTAGGTGGATTACTGCTAGCCAAAATACCCGTTGAAATTGCAGAAGAGCGTAAAGCCTATTTTGCACAACAAACATCCGATCAACAGCAAGCTGTTGATAATAGTTTGTTAAGGGAGCAGCATCCAAGTATGCCGATAGACAATCCAAATCGACAGACTAGAGTATCTTTTGGCGGTGCCAAGAAACAAGATTAGTTTCTAACACACATATTCATTGCCGGAATTAAATTGGATTATTAACAATAACTAATAATTTATTAGTCTAAGGAGGACTATAATTATGGCAAATAAAGACGCAGCCTTCGGTTTCAAACCGGTAAGGCATTTAACAGGAGGCCAAATTCGTACTGAAGAGTACAAAATAGCTTCCGGATACGCTGAGAACATATTTACTGGATCAATAGTACATGCGTTAGCAGCGGGCGGAATAGAAGCAGCAGCACCTCAAGACGTACAAAACGTAGGTACCTTTGCTGGATGTTTTTATGACGATCCAACAACAAGTAAACCAACATACAGTGCAATTTGGCCAACAGGTACGGCTGCTGACGCTGTAGCGTATGTTTATGCAGATCCATTTATCGTGTTTGAAGCACAGCACGATGGAACGGGTACGTCGGCGATGAACTTTTCAGGTTTTGATTTTGTAGGAGTAGGCGGAAGCACTATCACTGGACAATCAACTTCTGAACTAGACACGTCGTCTTCAACAACATCAGGAAACTTCAAACAAGTTGGAATCTCAAAAGATCCCGATAATTCGGATGAAACAACTGACAATGCTAATGCTTATGTAGTATTTAATGCTGATGAGCACGTGTATAACTTAACAACAGCGATATAGGGAGGATTTGAACTATGGCTATAAATAGAGCACAACTTGCAAAAGAGTTGGAACCCGGTTTGAATGCACTATTCGGACTGGAATATAAAGGCTACGAGAATCAGCATGCTGAAATCTTCGACACCGAAAACTCTGATAGAGCTTTTGAGGAAGAAGTGATGATGTCTGGATTTGGTTCTGCATCGGTTAAACCAGAAGGTACTTCTGTTAACTTTGATAGCGCAACTGAATCTTTCACAGCACGTTACTCTCATGAAACTGTTGGACTTGCTTTCCAGATTACTGAAGAAGCTGTAGAGGATAACCTTTACGACAAAATCAGTACTCGGTACACGAAAGCACTAGCACGTTCTATGGCACACACGAAACAAGTTAAAGCGTCGAACATTTTAAATAATGGTTTCAGCTCTAGCTTTACTGGTGGGGACGGAGTAGAATTATTTTCTTCTGCACACCCGACTTCGTCTGGTAACCAAAGAAACGAACTAGAAACTGCTTCTGACCTTAACGAAACATCACTAGAGCAAGCAATGATTGACATTGGTGCTTTTGCTGATGATAGAGGTCTAAAAGTAGCTGCTAAAGCACGTAAGTTGATTATCCCATCAGCACTACAGTTCACTGCGGAAAGACTTATGAAGTCTGCAAACAGAACTGGCACTGCTGATAATGATATCAATGCTATCGGTTCTAAAGGAATGATCCCTGAAGGTTATGTAGTGAATAACTACCTAACTGACACTGACGCATTCTTTATTAAAACTGATGTGCCTAACGGTATGAAACATTTCCAAAGATCTCCGATCGCAACTTCTATGGAAGGCGACTTTGAGACTGGAAATATGAAATATAAGGCTAGAGAACGTTACAGCTTCGGTTTTTCTGACTGGAGAGGTATGTTTGCTTCTCAAGGAGCATAACAACTCTAACTTCTTTCATTAGAAGACTAAAAGGGGCGCTTTTTAAGTGCCCCTTTTTATTTGCGCTAGCTGATGAAACAGTATATAATTCACACACTGCATATTAAACTTAGTTAGTATAGACGCGTGCAGTCGACAAATCTCAAGACTATGCTGGCGTAAAACGGAGAACAAATATGGCTAACTCAACATTTAGCGGTCCGGTTAGATCTGAAGGTGGATTTGAAGTAATCGACAAGAATTCTAGCACGGGTGCTATCACAACTACACTTGACATTGATGCAAGTGGAAACTTAAACGGTATTAGCGACTTTCACAACAGTGGTGTTAATACGGTTCTTTTAGGATTAAATCCTACATGGAATCTTAACTTTGGTAAACCTGACCAAGGTACAATTGCTAACGTAGATGATCTGCTTACTAACCCTAACACAGCGTTAAAACTATCGATGGCGTTAGAGCAAGTAGCTAATCAGTCTGCTGTTGTTTCAGCAGCACAATCCGGTGTTATTCACGGCGGTACTGGTGTTATAGGAACAGATTTTGCAATCGCAGCGGGAGCTACAAATATTGCAGCTAACCAATCGGTAGTGAGATACACAGGTAATGTTGCTTCAACACTAGCGTTAACTGCTTCAACTACTGACCTAGCTTCTGACACCCACAAAAGTTTAATTATTTTTACTGACAATGTAATCGCTGCTTCTGCAGCATTAACTTTACAAGTGCATACAAATAATGAACTTGATGCTTCTTCTTTTGAAGCATTTGTTACCGGTGCAGGCACTAATTTAATAGAACGTGAAGCCTCAACTACAGATGCACATGCTAAGATTATCTTAACAGCGTCTGGTGCAGCTACGACTATTAAAGCAGGATCTTACATTTACTTTGAAGCTGCTGCTGACACAGACAGTATGGCTGTAAAAATAATGCTAAGAACTACTGGCGGTACAATCGCCGTAACAACTGCTAACAACTAATAGTTAGTAGAACACTAATAATGTGGGGCTTCGGCCCCACATGTTTCTTAATTAAGGAGGGAAACACATGGCAGACGTAGTAACAGGACCAGAGGTCCTACAAGAAAACGACAAACGAGTAACATTAAAATTAGTGGTACAATCAGACGGAAACG